AGTGCAAGGTCGATACGCATCTTCTCACCTTCAGAGAATGATGCATAGGAGAATTCGTCACGAAAGCGTGACTTGATTGTCTCATTGAAGTTTTCGTCAATATTAAAGTTGACAAAGAAGTCCATTGAGGATAGGTATGTGTTTACCAACTTATTCATAATTGGTAGATACTGTTTAATAATCTTAGTCTTAATACCAGAGTCTTGCAAAAGGTTCTTAGCAACATCAACATAAAACTTATCTTCAGTTAACTTAGACCTTTGTTGTTCTATAAGTTCAAGTTGTCCTTTGAGTTTTGCAAGTTTTTCTTTATCTTCATCAGATATAGAACCACTCTCATATGTCTCAATGTCTTTTGCTAACTTAGAATTGAACTTTTCCATCTCTGTAATAGTTGCACGAAGTTTTGCAATCTCTACATCATGCTTACGAATAGATTCTAAGTTTGTTATAATAACATCTAGTTTTGACTTTTCGGTGTTTTCCAACTCTTCAAGTTGTCGGATTCCGTTTGTGATTTCTCCAACTTTTTCGGTTCTAGTTGTAATCTGCGTCTGCTTTGTTGTGTCCGTAATCGATTGCTCGCAAGTCGGGCATTCATCGTTGTCCTTGAAAAATTTGATTTGACGGTCATGATTATCTTTCCTATTTTGAAGTGCAGCTTCTGTTTTACTTAGTTTAGTAATCTTTTCTTCTAATCTTGCTTGTTCTTGTGCATCGTAAGACAATTTAGTTTTGTCTTGTTCTAACCCAACAATATCTTCTTTTCTAGTACCAATCGTAAAGTTATTATCAGATATCTTTTGATGGTTCTCAGCAATTATCTCTGACTTATTATTAACCACTTGGTCGATAAACTTCTCTTGTAGGTTAATCTTTTCTCGTGTCAAGTCAAAATTATATTCTACGTCACGAGTTTCTTCATTTAGTTCTTTTGTTTTATTCTTTAACAGGAAGTTCATTAATGAAAAAATCTTGATGTCTAGGATATCCTCGACAACCTCACGGCGTGCTTTAGTTGGTAATTGCATAAACGGTACGAATGTAGAAGAACCCAAAATAACAACCTGTGTGAAAGAACGATAGTTCAGTCCCATAATTTGTTGTTCTAAGTGTTTCTGATAGTCTCGAGCATTCGCATCTTGGTTAATCATGTTACCATTAACCCATACTTCAAATATATTAGGTTTGATACCACGAACAACTTTTACTTCTTTAGTTCCAATACTAAATTCTACTTCAACAACAGATGCACCATTGTTAACAGAATTCACTAACTGCTTCTTTGAGATATTACGGAATGGTTTATTAAACAATCCAAAACAAAGAGCATCAAGAACAGTACTCTTACCAGCACCATTCTCTCCAATTATTAATGTGGTTGAACTTCTGTCCAACTGAATTTCAGTAAAATTATTTCCTGTCGAAAGAAAGTTCTTCCAACGTACTTTTTTAAATATTATCATTACAGTTCTAAGTCACTCGCTTCAAGATATAAAGATTTCATCATATTAGTTAGTCGGTTCTTATCCAAGGTTACATCTAGTTCTGCAATGTAACGCTCCAATAAAGTCATAGTATCCTCTGCATTTTCGACAATAGTATCATCAACATTCTCTGCATCCAATTCACTAAAGTCCTCAACAATCTTTACCTCGTGAGCACCAGACTCACCAAGTACTCTGTCAATAAATCTATCAAATCCGTAAAAGTCTTTTTTGTTAACTACAATAATTTTAACAAACTTATTCTTTAATTGAGATACGTCAAACTGTGTATAGTCTGTAGTAGTTTCATCATAGAATACTTTCTGAAAGATTGTGTATGGATTAATGATACGTTCAAGTTCTCTAGTTGATGTATCGAATACATGGAAACCTTTAGGGCATCCATCATCACTCCATGTCATCTGATAAGTATTGCCTAGATAGTATACTTGTCCATCATCAGATTTCTTGTGGAAGTGACCACTGAATACTGTATCAAACTTTCTTAGAAATTGTTTATCATACCCACCTTCTGCAAAGTGTCCAGCGTGCATTTCGAAACCATTAATCTCTAAGTGTCCCATTGCAACTTGTGCCTTGGTATCCTTAATGTGTTCCATTGTGTGTCCATAGTTGTCTGGACAAATCCAAGGAATAAAACATATAGGTGTGCCATCAAACTCAACAGTTGTTGTTTCTGGGTATACAAACATCTTAGGGTATCTACCCTCTACAAGTTCTGCAAGAGAGTTAACATCATTAGTATTCTTATAGAATGTATCGTGATTACCCACCATCATGTGAAGGGTAATACCTTTGTCTACAAACTTTTGAATAAATTTTTGTCGGAAGTCTTGTGCTATCTTGTAGGATACAAACTTACGTCTATCCATAACATCACCCAAATGGATAACTGTATCAATACCGTTCTCTTCAACGTAAGGAAAAAATACTTTCTCCCAGAATTCGTAAAAGTAGTCGTTAAATGATAAGTTATCGTTTCGGGCGCCGAAATGGGTATCAGTTATCAGCGCTATTTTCATCTATAATCTCTTCACCTTGTTCATCATAAAATTTTTCAAGTCCTTTTGGTTCACTATTCTTTTTCTTTTTAGGTTTGTAAACTGCTTCTGGGGGTAGGAAATTCTTTTGTAGATAATCCACAAACACGCCTTGTTCACTATCACCGTCCATTAGAATGTCTACATTCATATTTTCGATAATCTTGTGTTTAACGTGCTGTTGTTTCTTTTCTTTTTGAATCCTACGAATAAACGCATAATAGATAATTTGCGTAAAATAAGCAAAAGGATTATTACTCTTTTCTGGATTGAAGTTACTACAATACTGTAGACAGTTTTCAATACCATCAGAAATCATTTCATCTCTGTAAGTGTAATTTATAAAGTTTGGACGATATGAAAGGTGGTTTGCAATCTTTAGGAAACATTCCCCAATGTAATTAGACACAGGTGGTCGTGGGTCACCTTGCGCTTCAGCATCTTTGCATTGCTCTTTCCATTCTGTCATCGCCTCTAGGAACTCTTTGTTATTAACATAATGAGCACCCGATTTCTTTTTAGCCATATATTTAACTCCACATTGTATGCATGTTTTTATGCAACTTATTAACCATTATACAGATTTCTACAGATATGTCAATAGCTTAATTAATTTAAATTTATTTCAAAAATCTCTTGCTAATCTCTTGACAACTTGGTATATTAGCTATGTAGGGTATGAGAATGAATAGAACTATAGATCTAATGTAAAGTCTTAGTAAGTACTTCTCCATACTCTTCATCCCATTCATCTTCTTCAATACCCATTAGTTCGGCATCTGTCGGTTCTCTTTCAACGACATCAATATCTGCGTTCATCCTCATTACACAATGTTCATAAAACTTAGACAAGCCCGTAGAAGCATTTGTGATAATCATTACTTTGCTTTTATCTATATTATAGGTATTCTCCTCAGAAAAATGTATCCATCTTACTAAAGACACTGATTCGTCTATTCCAAACTTTGTTACTTTTGGGACAACTGAAATCTGTAAAGGAGATTGAATTTCAAAAGTTCTTGGATGTTCATCAGCTATGAGATTACAAATAATTTCTTCACCACTTAAAAGTTTTAGTATTTTGTATTCTGTCATTTGATTTTTATCCTATTGATAGTGTAATCGAATTGCTCTTCATTGTATATATTTATTCGTTCTAAGAAGTGGTTTAAAGTAAAGTTTCTTTTACTTTTGTGAGAAAGGTCATCTGCTAAATCGAAGAGGGTAGCGGCATCTTTAGTATCACTCCTACGCAGTCCACGGCCAATCGATTGCAAGGCACGAACTCTGGACTTACTTGGACTTGCGAACACGATGTTATGGAGATTCCGAATATTGATACCAGTACTAAAAGTACCATAAGACGCAACAATGATTGCATTCTTTTCTTTTTCTGTAATTTCTCTAATTTGTTCACGAGTCTGAGTGTCTGTACCGCCAAAGACATAGAATACTCTCCTGTCTTTAGCAGAAGTATTAATCATATCATAGAGAACACTTCCATGTTTCTCTACATACTGGAACAATACTAATGTGTTAGTATTGAGATTGAGAGTTAAATCCCTAATGAATTCATTTCTCTTTTGATGAGTGACAATAAAGTCCATCTCATCTTGATAGTTCATCTTTTTGACAAGTTTACACTCTTCTTCTGAGTATGTCAATACCAATGCTTTGATATCAAATTCAGCAAGTGTCTTTTTGTCAATAAGTTCTTTTGTGGATACTACTCTATTTAGTGAACCGAATAGTCCTTCAAGAACTAATCTGTGTGTTTGCATACCATCAAGTGTACCTGTCAACCCAAACCTGTACTTACATACATCTAGTTTAGTTAGAACATTTGTCAAGGACTTTGCTTTAAATAAATGAGCTTCATCACCAATAACACACCCAAACTGAGAGAAGTATTTCTTTGGAAATTTATAGATAGATTGCCATGTAGATATAACAACTTTCTTAGATACGTTCTTATCATGTCCACTGTATATCTTCTGTAAATACTTTTCATCCCATCCATAGTCAAGAAAGTCAGAGTGCATCTGTTCTACTAAAGATGTTGTTGGAACAAGAATAAGTATCTTGTCGTTATCTTGTTGCTGTAAAAGTAACTCGTAATATCTTACGAGAATATAGATGATAAGTGATTTACCAGATGCAGTAGGACTAAGAAGTAAAGCACGATGTTTTCTGATTGCATAATCCACGGCATTAATTTGGTAGTCCCTTGGATGTATTGGTTGATTTCTACTTTTAAGTTTAAGACTCGTAATGAATCCTTCCAAGACTTCTCTGCTAATTTCTTTTTCATCTTTAAGTTCCTCACTTAT